TGTAGAATGTATGACGGAATGATTAGTCCTAAAGATAATGTCATGGAAGCCACAGGAAGCCCAAGATTTGGTCATGCCATGGCAATAGTAGAAGCAAACGACCTAACAGAAGAGTTAAAAGTTCGTAACTCCTGGAGCAAGTATTGGGCTGACAAGGGCCATGCTTATATGCCCTATAAGATGATAGAAGACAAAGATGTCATCTATGATATTTATGTAATTAAACTTTATGAGGGATAATAAGTGATATTTAGCAGGTGTTGCCCTATCTGTGGCAATACTTGTCGTTCAGATGAACAAATGTGTGATATTTGTTGGCATAAAGCAGCGAGAAAATTCAAATGAAGCAATATACAACAATCAACAAAATAATTAAAGAAGCAGACGCTAAGCTCGGAAGATGTTTTGTAAACGGTATATATCATTACCGGTCACAAGATAAGAACGGAAGACAATATTGTGCATTAAGCGATAATACCTGTATATATTATCAAAAGAAAGGAAACCATGAGTATTGCAGGGGATATTGATGGGCCATGCTCGACATTATAAAGTCAGTTTAGAGGATATGTATGACGTGGTTTTTAAAAAACAAGCAGAAAAACATTTCAGAAAGATGTATCATATCCTTACAAAGGATCATCAAGAAGTATATTACAAAGATAAATTACATGGATTGGTTGAATTATACTGTAAATACAGAGGTAAGAACAGAAACCTTAACTCTGAGACAGATTCGGTTGTATTTGCTTTGGCTGAATCTATAGATAATTTAATCGACCATTATAATTACGTGAGTAAGTATGATAATAACGTATGACCACAGGCTTGATAATATCAGATTAAGCAGGTTTGAAAAAGTAAAGAAGAAAGCAAAAGAATATCCAGTCTGGTTATTTATTGCTGCAATACTTACTATTACGCTTATATTAATCTAAGGAGGGATAAACATGGTAAAACAATACACAAGCCCAGCAGGAAGTTTCACCTGGGAAGATGCAAAGAAAGTGCTAAAAGGTGCAGGTATAGCTGCAGGAGGAGCTGTTCTTGTATATCTTGGGGATTTTCTTAAAGTCCTTGAGATTGGGGAATACACTCCTATAGCTGTTGCTGTAGGCTCGATCCTGATAAATTTCGGGAGAAAGTGGGTAAATAACAACAAATAATCATTTCTATGTCACCCCGACGGTAGAAATTAAGTAACCCTTTGGCTCTTCAGGCTAGATTTGTGGTTTGGAGAGCCATCTTTTTCTTAATTCTAAAACCATATATATGATTGCGGTAATAATATATATAAAGTCACTATATCCTATTTTATATTAATGGGTTTTTTTCATATATATATAGTATATATATAGGACTGGAGTATACATATTAAAGAATAGGCTTTAGTGATAAACTATATACAAACTGCCAAATCGTATATATGTAAAAAAGAAACTTTTATATATTACCTTCTACATAGAAATGCGTATATTTACAAAAATTGAGATAAGGCAAGAAAAATGGATAAAATATTATACCAAGATGGAGACAAGGAAAGGCTCTTAAAAGGAAAAATTACTTCTGAAGATGATTTTTTTATTAGTTTAGACTTAGATAATGGAAGTAATTATAGGATTGGTAAAAGGGCTATAATAAGTATAAGACAAGGTGAGAGAGAAAATGGTAAAAACCTCTAAAATAATAAGCATAGATCTTGATATGTTTGATGATATTAAAAAAAGGAGAGACAAATTTGGATTTAATTTTTCTGAGTGGGTTGTGAATAAATATCGGTCTGAATTTCAAAGTGTTTCAGAGAAAGAAGCAGAGATAATGATAAAAGAAAAAGAGATAAAAAATCTTAAAAATGAAATTTCAATGATTAATTTAAGAAATGATGAGATTCAGAATGAATTAACTCAATCAGAAAAAAGATTCTTATCTACTGTAAAAACATGGATTTCTGAAGGCAAAGAATGGCAACCACTATGTAATCGTTTTAATAATGAGTATAAGAAGAGATATTCATTACATAAATTTAAGCAGCTTGTTAAATTAATGGGTGAGAAAAATGAATCATAATAATTGTGATGAAGTTAAGATCAGATATGTTTATATTTTAGAGATAGACAATAGAGGTAGCAAAAGCAAATTTTATGGTCATAGAAAAATATATTATACAGGTCAGACTGATAATCTTGTAAGAAGATTTAAAGAGCATATTAAAGGGATAAATTCAAAATTTCTAAATAAGAATTTTAAAGACTCTAAAAAAATAATTGTGTTTGTTACTTATGTTGTAGGGACTGAATATGATTCTTTAATATTTGAGCATAAAGTAAAATCTATGAATAAAAATCAGAAAAAAGATTTAATTGCAAGTGATGATAATTATTTGATAGAATATAAACCTCTTCAAATGATTATTTTAAGACATATTGATGATAAAGATAAAAGATATTTTATGCCTTTTGATAAAAAGGGTTACGAAAGTTTTTGAGGTGAAAAAAGTGAAGATGTACGGGAAAGTTGAGATAATAGTGTTAGTGATTTCGTTTATAATATTTTTTATGAGCGTTATATCTTTGGCACAAAGCCAAACAGTAGAGACAAAGCTAACCATAGAACCAGAAATTATAATTTTAGATCCTGGTCAATGTTTAGGGGATTGCTGTGTAACTGAAAACAACGATACAAAAACATTAAATTGTTTGGGGTGATTGATTTGATAGAAATAAACATTCGGGGTGCAAGTGCTGGCCAGATAGGACATATCTTAAGTTATCTTGAAGGACAGACAAATATTGAGTTTGTAGAAAAAGAAGCAAAGATAGACACTGTTCCAAAAATAGAACATATAAGATTTCACAACCACTATATCTCTAAAGTAATGGCGGAAAGACACAATTTTATAATAAAAAGCCTTCCTGATGAGCCAAGTTTTGAAACTTTTTATAGAAGATTAAAACAAAAAGGCCTGGTTATATGCAGGAAAACCTTAAGACGTGACTTGAATTATCTTAAGCAGAAGAAACGTGTAAATCTAAGATATATCAATAAAGACGGTAATAGGCTATATATTAGACGGTGTGATAAACATGAGCTTTGAAAATGGTAAATGCCCGGTATGTAACGGTTCAATGCCTGCAGGAAACAGATTCTGTGGTCTTGTTTGTTATTATATTAAGAATCCTGCAGAACTTATGGATAAAGATAAAATGTATCAAGAAGCCATGCAAAAGAAGGTAGAAACAAAGAAAGAAAGCTTGCAGCAGGAAGGAGTGGGCTTTTTTGGGTAAATGCAAAGATATAAATATATGTATATCTATAAAGATTTAAGATGACAATAAAAAAAGAGAGGTCAAGCGAACATAAAGCTTTATCTGCAGCAAGGATCTTAAAGCAGTACCATGAAAATAAGGCTATGTATTATTCTGCAGAGATAGCACGTCTTGAACCTTTGGTTATAGATAAATTAAACGGTGGGGAATCTATCGGTAAATTTGAGAATGGAAGATTTATTTGATTTAAGCTGGAGAGAGAATTTGATTGAGATACCTATTTCTGAAGAGATAAAACAGAAAGCTGAGGAGAAAGCTAAAGAAGACATACTTAATGCTCAGAATAACGGTCTTACTTCTAGGTTTAATACAAATGAACTAGAAAATAAAACAATAGGTAACATAGGCGAGTTAATTTTTGCCGACTGGTTAGATTCTCAAGGCGTAAAATATCAAACAAACGAAGTAACTGGTCAAGGTGATACTTTTGATTTTAAGATAAAGATAGACAAGAAAGATAAGACTATTGATGTTAAGACTGGGAAATATTCAAGTTATCCATTAAAATGGGACTTTACTTCTTGTTTTAGGATAACTGAAAGGCAGATAAACGAACACCCAAGCGACTTTTATTTCTTTATAGCGATATACGAATTAAATGCTTATCTTTGTGGATTTGTAGCAGACGTGGTCCTGAGAGGTTATCCTGTTAAAAGACATCCTACCTTAGGGTTTGCTAATTATGTATGTTATGCAAGAAAGTTAGCAAGACCTCAAGGGATAATAAGATTGATTAATGGTTAAAAAAATGGAATGGAGCGAGATATGGCAAACACCAGAGGAGCAGTTAAAGATAGCTGCGGTTACTTATGGGTTTAAGGAGGTTGAAGAAGATGGAAATAAATGATGAAATGTTAGAGAGATATTTGCACAGAATTACAAATTCACTTGAAGAAATTAATGAGTCATTAAAAAGTATTCTTAAAAAAGAACTTGGACTGGAGGATGATTAAGATGGATTTTATATCTGAAGAAGAAAAAAGACCTTTTGAAAAAGGCACATTCATGTGGGCAGTTGAACAGATGAAAGGAGGTAAGAAAGTTAGATGTAAATCTTGGGATGCAAACAAAGGAGATTGCGTATTTATGGATGCTTCCTCAGTATTTAATATCCGAGATTTTGAAGCAACTGACTGGATGATTTATGAAAAAGAGGATAACTGGAACTTGACCGATAATTTCCATAATGCAGTTGTCCCTGGCGATTCAGATGGTTATACTGAAGAAGATGTCAAGAAATGCAGAGACAAGATACTTGAAGATATCAAAGGGTGGCATATGATAGACAAAGCACAGAAGCAATTGGAAGAGATAATCAATAAAAGATTTGGTGATTTATAATGACTAATAAATGTCCAGTATGTCAAATTGAGATGGAAGGTAAGGGTGGTGATTTTTTTTATCCACAAGAAAATAGTTGTTATCATTGGAAAAAAGAATTCACTAAAAAAGAAATTGAAGAGTTGTATAACAGTGACTAAATTTTGCAGTTGTCCACAATGTAAAGCTGACCCAAGATACTCTGAGATATATGAAGCAGTATTTGATACTATTGAGAAAAAGAACAAAATTGAAAGATTTGTGAGGAGATAGATATGAATGAAAAACCTGTACCAGTTAAAGAAGGGGATGAGTTAAAAGTATATATAGAAAATATTGCCAGCAAAAGAGACGGTGTAGCAAAGGTTAGTGGATTTGTTATATTTGTCAAAGATGTTATAATTGGCCAGTCTTATGACATAAGGATCTATAAGGTCTTGGATAGTTATGCTTTTGGTGAAGTATTATCAAGATAAGCTTTTTGTTCACTTATGTGTGGTATTTGAGTGAAATTATGATAAAAAGTGCCAAAAATAGCCCGAAAAAGCGAAACATATATATATCAGTTCCTACATAGATATACATAGGTGATATGAATGAAAACAAAATACAACGGATGGCAAAATCTTGCCTTAATCAACGATATGTCTGGTCTGGAGATAACCCGTAAGGATTCAAAAGGTCGGATTATTTCTCAGGGTATAGAGGTGTTCTAAATGGACGCCCACACCCGAAATTTTAAAGATGTTATTTTTTCTGGTCTTAAAGGCCTTAGAGATTCAAAAGCTATAAACCACAGTCAATTTATTAGGATATATGCAGATGTTGAAAAATCTATAAACAGTAATAACTGGGTTGAAGGTGAACCTTACGATAATGGTTATTCAGGGGTATGTCCTGATTGTAAAAGTGACGGTTTTTGGATGAAAACCAATAGATTAGGGATTATATCTTGTAACTGTGGACATGTTAAGGAGATGATCTAAAATGATACTTGTGAGCAATGGCAAACTTTATGGCAAGAACAGAGAATCCTGGGAGATTAAGCTTATCCAGAATAATACAAGCAGTGATTAATATGACTAAAGGAGAGATACTTAGCAGGGTTGTAAGACATGGCATGGATAAGTATCTAAATCCAGATACAGCTCTTATGATATATAACCAAGCACAGACTAAGTTATATGATAAAGCTATAAAATCAGGTTTGTACAAAACTACAGATAGTATCTCTGAAATAGGAGGTCTTGACGAGAAAGCGGGAAAACTTGCAGAAAGATACATAAGCATTTATCATAAGCATTTTCCTGATTATTGGGTAAATAAACATTATTAAATACCTTAACTACTCTGGCGGGTGGTTATATTCAAACAACAGGTGAGACAAATGAAAATTGAAAATACTTTTTTGTCAGGGGGTTTATTTAGTGGCGCCATTTTAATGGTAATTATTTTATTTACTTTTAATAATTTTTCAATAGCGGAATTTATTATAATTTATCTATTACTCATTATTAATTTGAGTTTAGGTATATACTACATTAATGAAAGGTGAGACAAATGAAAAAATTATATACAAAGATTGCGGGCGTAAGTTTTGATAACAGGCAAGAAGATATTAAAAAGCTTCAACCTGGGGAACTTATATTTATGGTTCCAGAAGAAAATAACAAACATGATCCTAACGCTATAAGGCTTGAAAGTCTTAAAGGTAAACATTTAGGTTATTTGAGTAGACAGCTTGCAGAAGAAGTCAAAGTTAGCATGGAAAATGGAAACAGATTTATAGCAGAAGTGATAGAAGTTACCGGAGAAGATAAAGATACACTTGGTTGTAATATTTCCATAGATAAGATGAACATTAAAAACGTGCTTATGGATGCTCCAGATAAGTTAAGGGTTCTGGAAAGCAAGAAACTAGCTCTTAGATATAAGATTGAAGATATAAAACGTCAGATGTCTAAGCTAGAAAAAGCTGCATATTTCAAGGTAAAAGAAGAAAAAACTGAAGAAGGAAAGGTTAAATATACAAACGAAATTATGCGAGAGCACGCACGTGATCAAGAATTAATGTTTAACCAGGATTATTCTAAATTATCTGAGGACCTTAATGCTTATATCAAGGAAGAAGATTTTAATAAAATTGAATATGACTATCAGAAAGAAATTCTGAGAAGTTTCAGGCATTTGTGCGACCTTGAAGCTGCAACATTAAAAGCACAGGAGAAATAAAATGGCAGACGAAAAAGACAAGACAAACAAAGAAGACGAGATAGTAGATATTGAAGAAAAAGCACCAAAGAAAGCTAATCCTTGGGACGAGTTCATAAGAGAGTCCAAGGTTAACAAGGATGTTTTAGAGAAAGAAGGAAACAAGGCAGTAGTAATCAATTATAAAGGATTTGAAACAAAAAAGAGTCAAGAAGGAGAAGAATACACTAAAGCTATATTTTCTCTACAGTTTCCAAGCGGTAACATATATGACTTTGAAATGAGTGAGAACGGTGCAAGGAATCTAACAAACGAGCTAAGAAAGGCAAGTATAGAAGTTAAGAGTGGAGCTGACATAGTAGGGACAAGAATCTTAATGAATGCAAAAGAACGTGGTCAGTTCAAATGGATTGAAACCAGTGTAATAGATGCACCTAAAAAATGAATCTAAAAGTTTTTGATGCAAAGTATGCCGCTTTAGGTCAGATTAATCGTGAGATTGCTGTTCTTGAGCGTGCTATTTTGTTTTATTCCGCACAATTAAAAGAATTAGAACAACATAAAACTAGACTTGAGGGGGGGAACTAATGGCAATAAGAGTAACTAAAGAAACTGAAGAAGTGGAAGCTTATAACAAGCTTACATTTATCGCTGAGGATGAAACTGTTTTGGGTATCAAGGCCGTATTAAAGTTTAAAGACGACCAAAAGAAAGACCTTGTAAAACAGATAAAAGATAGGATGGATAAACGTCTTACGTTTCATAATCTACTTGGTCCAGAGATAAGAAAAAAGATGGCTTTAGTATTTGCTAAGGATAAAGATTTTGTATGGAAAGAACTTAATAAGACTGGCGATTTTGGTGCAGCTTTAGAGGGTGCTTTTTTACGTGAAACAGGTCTTGATAAATACGTTCCTAAACAGAAAACAATAGACGAAGCAAAAGAAGAGAAGAAGGCAAGAGCGAAGAAGAGAGAAAAAAAACAGGCAAACGGGGGTGAGTCTGTAGAAACATAATGCTCCTGGAGTTATACACCTATTAGCAGAGAAAGGTCCAGGGGGGGTTGTTGTGACCTTTTTCAGCCTTTCTCTGCCCTTTTTTACCATGAAATTCGGCACATATTTAGAGACTCCAAAGGAGCGAGGTAAACGATATGTTCAAGAAGATAAAGTTAAGATCTTCTTTCAAGATAATTACGAGATACGCTTTCAGGTTACAAACGATAAAGGTTCTGTTACAGAGGTATCGTTTATTAAGAGTACAAAGGAGATTAAATGTTTCAATGCTCAATGTTCTTTATGGCGTGGCCAAAGGGAAAACAAAGAACAATGTTATCATAAATTCGCAGTACAAAGCAAGTTAAATATTTCATAGTCATTAGATGGTTCTCATCTATGAACAAGAGCTGAGGAAGGTTTTGGTTTCACCTCTTTTTCCTTTCAATGAAGCTGACCAAAAACACAGATGAATAATCTGTTTGAACACTGGGCAGGGAAGACTTTATGTTTTCTCTGTCCTCTTTATTAAAATAAGAAGTGATTAATTAAAATGGCAGACCATATATGTACAACAGATAGTTTCTTCGCAGGAACAGGACTAACAAAAAAGGATTTACAATTTCAAAGATGGTGTCCTTATTGTGATAAAATTGTTACTTGGCAACATTCAAGTCCTTACACAGATGAACAGAAGTGTTTAGAGTGTGGCTTTGAAATTGAAATGGGAGACCCTAAGGGATTATATCCTAAGGGATTAGATTTTCAAACTGGTAAATTAATAAGTAATAGTTTGGAGAGGTTTGGCAAATGAAATGTAAACATTGTGGAAAGGAAATAGAAGCATACTTTAGAGGAAGAGAAAAGATATGGAAACATAAAGCTGGAAGAGTAAGGCATTGCGGTGGATTTGTTATGAATCCTAAAGCCGAACTGGAATCAAGTGATTGTTTATGAAACAAAGAACAGAACAAAACGGAAGTAAAAACGATAACTGGGCTACTCCTGAGTATATTTATGATATGATAGAGCAGTTATACGGGTTTAAAGATATGTTTGATCCTTGTCCTTTGAATCACAACCTAAATAAATGGAATGGCTTAAAGATTGATTGGAAACCTCTTAATTATGTGAATCCTCCTTATAATAATAAGGATAAGGTCGCTTTTATCAAAAAGGCTTATGAAGAATCTCTAAAAGGAAATACTACTATTATGCTTATTCCTGCAAGCACAGATATAGCAATTTTTCACGAAATAATCTTACCTAATGCAGAAATACGATTTTTAAAAGGACGTGTTAAATTTAAAGGTTATAATTCAAAAGGGGAGTATGTTACAAATAAATGCGGTCAGAGTGGTAGTATGTTTGTAATATTCAGAGGTAGAAAATCACCTAATAATAAAGACTAACGTCCATTTATAGAGGACAAACAAAAATATAATAAAAATAGCTGAGGTGGATTAATTGAATCAAAGAAAAATAAATGATATGATAAGAAGATTAGACTTACATTCTTTAAACAGTCATATAATGCTAATGATAAATACGATCCGCCATGACAATAATGTCACAGAGAGGCATATTGATGCAGTTAATCATTTATGTAAACTTTTACTTCTTGAGAAGATACCTTTTTGGACCAGGCTTAAAATTCCAAATGATAAAGGCGGTCATAATATCCCAGATATAACTGTTTTCGGTAATCCACTTATAGGTATTGAGGTTTTAGATTCTGAATCAGAACAAAAGTTTCAGATAAAAGTTAAAAAAGCTCACAATAATCTTTATTTGGTAAAAGTACACTCAGTCAAAGCACTAGACATAAAAGATATTTATACTTTGTTATAGAAAGATTTATATATATCTATGTGGATAAATATAGGAAGGGGGTTAAAATTATGGGTAAAAAAGAAATTCTATCAAGGTCCAGGAAACTTCAACAGAGTACAGATGGTACATTTCTTGTAAGTTTAGACAAGTCACGATTACTTGCTGCAGGTTACAAAAAAGGTGACGAAATAGATGTCAGGATCGTTAAGGTAGAGGATTAAATCTAATGTTACAGCAATATAAGGAACTGTATAAGAATCTTAAACATACTTTCAAGATTAGAGATATTCTTAAAAAAAATAATCCTAAGGTGTTTAGTTCTAAACAAAAGATGCCCTGGAATATATACGAAACAGGAGAAGTTTTAAATCGTCACATGAAAAAGTTTCACGTTTTTCATTATATTATCAAGTATAAGATTATCTTGCCTATTCTTTTGATTATTGAATGGTTGATGGATAAAAAGGTTAAAATCAAGTATGATGATGTATGGTATAATAAGAACATTAAGATATTTGACGAAGTTTTTGATGATTCTCTTAAGACCTGGAATTATTCTTTCAGAGCAAATACTCCAAGAAATAATCCAAAGAGATTAAAGAGTATCGGTAAGATCAGACGTAATTTTGACACAAATATCAGTAACCGAAGTCTCAAAGTAATTAAAAAATTAACTATGCGTATGTATTTGCTTGATACAGCTTATAGAGAATTTATTAATATATTCATGTTTAAGATAAGCCAAAGAATGCAAAAAGAGTATGCAAAAAAACATTATCATTTATTTTATACAAGCAATAACATACAAGATGTTGAATATTTAGCTTTAGGTAGCATAATAAATAATAGTTCTGAGACGATTATTTATAAAGTAGACAATAGAGGAAAGAAACAAAAGGTTAAGTTTAATCTAAATACCATGTTAGGGGGAGCAAAATGAAGAAAGTAATAGAGATTACATTATCAGAGTTACCTATGAAAGAAATATCTGAGTTTAAGAACTTTCAAGGGCATTTAAAGAAATTATCCACAGAAAACTATAAGAAGCTAAAAGAATCTTTTTTAAAGCGAGGCTTTAATACCCCAATATTTGTCTGGAAGGATAATGATTTCATATTAGATGGTCATGCTAGAGTAATGGCCTTAAGAGATATGATGCGTGAAGGTTACTCTCTAGAAAAAAACGGAATAGAGACTACAAAGGTACCTTATATAGAGATAGTGGCCAAAGATAAAAAAGAAGCTGCAGAGTTAGTCTTACAGTTTTCAAGCAAGTATAACGAGATAACTGAAGAAGGACTAAAAGATTTTATTAAGGATTTCAATCTTGAGATTTCTGATATAAAAATGAGCTTAAATTTGGATATAAATCTTAATAAGGTAGAATTTCTTGCTAGTGGCGAAGCAAAAGAAGACGATTTTGATGTTGAAGCTGCAAAAAAGAAGGTTAAGTATGATATTAAACCTGGTGAAGTCTGGAAACTAGGTGAACATAGACTTATGTGCGGGGACAGTACAAAAAGCGAAGATGTAGGAATACTAATGCAAGAAGATAAGATAAATATGGTTTTGACAGATCCTCCATATAATATAGATTACAAAGATTTGAAAGGAAAACACAAAAAAATAGAAAACGATGCAATGGGGGAAAGAGATTTTATTGAATTTATTAAAGAATTTTTACTTAGTACAGCAAATCAATTTCATAAAAATACAGAAATTAAAGAATATTTGTTTTGTAACTGGAAGTGTTATCATTCATTTTATCAAGCAATGAGTAATATAGGGCATAATGTGAAGTCTTGTATAGTTTGGGATAAGGAAAGAGGAGTTCAAAATTTAGACAAATATTATAAACAACATGAATTTATTTTGTATCATGGTCCATTTGGAGGACAGAAAACTTTAAGAGGAGATATATATAGATTAAATAGAGAGAAGAGTGATTTACATCCCACAATGAAACCAGTTCAATTATGTGCAGATTTTATTCAAGATAGTTCAGAAGAAGAAGAAATAATATTTGATGGTTTTGGTGGTTCAGGAAGTACACTTATTGCAGCAGAACAATTAAACAGAAGATGTCTTATGATGGAGATAGATCCAATATATTGTTCAGTCATAATAGAAAGGTGGGAGAAATTAACGTCAAAAAAAGCAGAAAAACTATAGCAAACAAGGTTAATTCAATAGAATGTAACTATAATATGAAAGGTGCAAGGTCACTTTATCATCTTAAAGCTGATTACGAAGAATAAATAAATATCCTCGACAGCTTATAAATAAAAAACAAGAAGGAGGTTAATATAACATAACAATGGTAAGAATATCTAAGAGGAGAATCCTTAAAGCTATTGACGGTAGCGCCGGGATTATCACAGTAATTGCTAACAGAGTAGGCTGTAGTAGATTAACAATATATGAACGTGTAGAGAAAGATCCTGATATAAAAGATGCTTTGATGCAATCTAAAGAGCAGTTAATAGACGTGGCTGAGTCTAAGCTTGCTGAGAAGATAAATGTTGGGGACCTAGGTTCTATCAAGTTCTATCTTCAGACGCAAGGTAAACATCGTGGTTACGTTGAAAGACAGGAAGTAGAACACTCAGGAGAGATGGCTCCGGTCACAATTAACCTTATTCGTGACACAGATGTGTCAAAAAATAAGAAATCTAATGCGAAAAAACAAAAGTCGCCCGAGAGCAAGTGACATATTTATGTCAAATACTGTAAATGGAAGTCGATATAAAGCTAAGTCCGAAACAATTTGAAGCTTATGAGAAGCTTACTGATAGTGAAACCTCTGAAATATTATACGGTGGCAGTGCCGGATGTCATTTAGGGCATACTCTAGTATTAACAGAGAATGGTTATAAACCTATAAAAGATATTAAGACTTCTGACCTTGTACTAAGTTTGAATGAATCCTCTTTAAAACTTGAATTTAAGCCTGTAAACGCAAAATATATATATGGTGGTGCTGTTGATAGACATAATCTTATCAAAATAAAACTCAAATCAGGTGAACACATTGAATGCACAGCAAACCACAGATTCTTGTATAAAGGGAAATGGGAACCTATCTTTAAATTTGCCAGGGGAAAAATGGAGAACTGTGATGGGGAGCTCTCGTTATATGATAAGCAACAAAGGAAGATTAAAGACCTTAGGTTGGAAAGGTTCAAATTTAACAAAGATTATGAAGCCTGCGAAGGATCATCACGGTTACTTAAGAACGGCAATTATATTAAATGGGAAGCTTACAACGATAAAGATGCACAGAATTGTTGCTCAGCATTTTATTCCAAATCCTTTGAACAAGCCACAGATAAATCATATAGATATGAACAAGGAGAACAATGTAATAGAAAATCTGGAATGGGTAACACCAAAAGAGAATTATCTTCATGCGGTGATAAATGGAAAGAATTTGGATTTTATAAAAAACTCTGGAGATTCTTCAAACTTGAAAATAAAACGTGGCGAAGAAAACGGTTACAGCAAACTAAAAGAGAAAGATATTATAGAAATAAGAAAGAAATTCAAACCCAGAATATATACCAGGAAGATGCTTGCAGAAGAATATGGTGTCAAAGATGTCACAATAAAAGACGTAATTCTAAAAAGAACCTGGAAGCACGTGAATTAAACATTAACGAAGTTACAGAAATTAAATTTTATAAAGGTTCTTGTGAAGTTTATGATTTAAATGTACAGGATAACCATAATTATATTATCACTAGAAATAATATAATTACCCATAATAGCGGGAAATCTTGGCTAGGTTGTATCTGGCTTGTAACTTCTTGTTTGAAATATCCTGGAACTCGGTGGTTAATGGGAAGAGCTGTTCTTAAGACTCTTAAGGAGACTACCCTTCTTTCATTATTTGACGTGTGTAAAACGTTTAAGTTACAATCTGGCAGAGATTATCGTTATAATCAGCAATCTGGAGTAGTAAGATTTAATAACGGTAGCGAGATATATCTTAAGGACCTGTTTCATTATCCAAGTGACCCTGAGTTTGATTCATTAGGAAGTACAGAATATACAGGTTGTTTTATAGACGAGGCTTCTCAGGTATCAGTTAAAGCTAAGAACGTGATTCAGTCCAGGCTAAGATATAAGAATGATGATTTCGGAATAATCCCTAAATCTCTTTATACTTCTAATCCTGCTAAAAACTGGTTATTCTTGGAATTTTATAAGCCATGGGAAAATAAACAAGAGAAAGATGGTAAGATATTCATTCCTGCAAAGGTCCAGGATAATCCTTATATTGACTCAAATTATGAGAAACAGCTACAGAAGCTTGACAAGGTATCAAAAGAACGTCTTTATTACGGTAACTGGAACTATGACGATGATCCTGCTATATTAATGGATTATGATGCTATTACTGACTTATTCACTAATGATTACGTTGATAAAGGAGAAAGCTATATAACAAGCGATTTAGCCATGCAGGGAAGAGATAAGTTTATCTGCGGTGTTTGGTCGGGGTTACGTGTAAAGTTTCCCCTAGTCAAAGAGAAGGCTCGGGGCAAAGAGATTGAGCAAGACCTTAAGCAGTTATCTTTTAAGCATAAAGTTTCCAGAAGCCATATTGTTGTAGATTCTGACGGTTTAGGCAGTTACCTTGAAAGTTACATGGAAGATATTGCAGAATTTCATGGTGGAAGCTCGGCCATAAATAAGGAAGAATACACTAATCTTAGAAGTGAATGTTATTTTAAACTTGCAGAGTTAGTCAATAAACGGCTTATATTTATTGAATGCAACGATCCTCTTGTTAAACAGGAGATAATTGAAGAATTAAGCGTAATCAAACGTGATAAGATAGATGATGACGAGAAAAAGAAGAGAATTATAAAAAAAGAGCTGATAAAGGAACTAATAAATAGGTCACCTGACTGGGCTGATGTTCTTATGATGCGTATGATATTTGAGATAAAGGATACTGATGCTGAGGTATTGTGGGGATAATGGGTGCACGTGATATAATTGAATTATTAGAGAAGAACAAAGGTAAGTTTTTTTCTGCAGAACAAATATCAAACAAACTTAACTTAAGCCGGAGCGTTGTATGTCGGTGTCTTACCAAGAATGTTTCAAAGAGGCAAGGCATATATAGTACAACGGTTATGACTGAAAAAATGAACCATAAACGAAAACATAGATTTAAGATATTTGTATATACTTATATAGGTGATGATGAATAAAAGTTTGCGAAAGATGTGGTTATAATGTAATAGGTAAACGTATTATTTATATATCACCTACTACATTATTTAAATAAAATGGTAATAAATAATTGTAAAATATGTAATAAAGAATTCAAAGCTACACGAAGGAGTAAGCAAACTTGCTCACAAGAATGTTTTTATAAATTATTAAGTATAGGTAAAATAGGAAAAAAAAATCCTAAATTTAATAATGGTCATAGACAGTGGAAGAGAATAATGAAAGATATAAATTGTTGTGAAAATTGTGGAAGGAAATACAAACTAGAAGTACACCATAAAGATGGTAATCAGAAAAATAATAATAGGGATAATTTAATGAAGGTTTGTAGAAGATGTCATATGTTAATAGATGGAAGATTGTTTACATATAATAAAAATTCTTGGAAATATAGAGAGAGGACAATATCAGACGAACAAAAGAAAATATTAAGTGAAAAAAAAAAGGCATGGTGGGAAGCCAAAAAAAGAGGTGATGCCAATGGAGATTAAAACTTGTCTCCGTTGTTAGCGGAAGATGTTGTCACTATTTAAAAGACGGAAAACTTAAGAAATGTAAATTTCTTGTCAAGTTAAGTAACGGTAAAACACTTTGTAGAGTTTATAAGACAAGATTAGGGAGGGTGATAGATAAATTAGATAATGGGAATGTTATTGTTTGCAGAAATAGAGCGGATTCTGCATACGACTATAAAGGTTGTCCGCTAAACACAGATAAACCCGTATGGGAGGAGGAGAAAGACAATGGATGCAAAAGATTTAGTAAATAAGGCAACAGACACAGCTAAGGCTGCAACAGGTGTCGTAAAAGAAAACTTTGATTTAACTAGACCGGTAAGGACTAGAACAATGAACAGGTACAAAGAATTACAAGAAATGACAAGAGCTCATCACGAGAAAGTGTTAAAAGGTGGCAGGATTGAACATATTACTACCCCGCCAAGGATTCATTCAAGGAATCTTAACGTGCAGATAGTAAACAACGAAGGTATGATAACTTATGATGTTTACAAGTCTGTAACCGAAGATGATGTTAAGAAAGATATGAAATCTAAGGACGGCGAAGAAATCAACAGAGTTGTCGGTGAGAAATACATAGACGAAAGAAGTGAACCGGTAATAGTAGAAAGCGTGACAGAGACAGTTAAAAAGCATAAACCTATAAAGGTTGACAGATTCAAGGTGAATTAAGATGGGAGAACCTAAACATACATTCAAGAAAGAAGGAGTCAATATCGTCCTTAAAACACACATAGACGATGATGTTCTTACTCCGAAAGATATAGTTGTTATGGTAGAACAGATGAAAGAAAACATCGTAAACATAGAAAATTCTATCACTCAGCTAAAACAGAACTTATCTAATCAGGAGCAGAACAAAGAATTAACGACTAAACGTCTTAAGAAGATTGATAAGTTCTATGACGATGCAAAGAAGATACAGGTATCTAAGGCAAAGAATTATGCTAAAGATTACTATTCTGAATGCAAAGAAGCTGTAGAAAAAGAGTATAACTATGATCCTACCATGGATGAAAGGGCTAATAATCTGCAGAAGTTTGCTTTATTTCAAAGAAAGCTAGGCACGCATAAAGTTGTTGCAGAACATCTTGCTCCGGCTATCATCAAAGAGTTTTATTTTAATAAACCTGTGATGGAAAATCCCTGGATTAAAGAAAAATAACTTATTATTTATATATGAGTTCTCTCATATATTTTTTTATATTTCATATTCATGGATCTCATAAAATCATTTATCGACCTGAAGGTCAAACTAAGAGAGAGGGTAAGCGAACTGGTATCCACTCCCGTAACTGAGAATAAGTTACCTGTCTATCCTCAGTGGTTTTATTCTGCAAGACTAGGTCAACCTAGGCAATTAAATGCTTCAGAGATACGAGAGTTCGGTAAAAACACATGGCCACAGATGGTCAAGAGTTCTATCAAGAAAGCTATTCAGCGTACAGATTGGAAAATAGTTCTTAAAGATGAAAATGATGAAGGCGATTCTATAGATAATTATCAGGCAGATGTTGACAAAATTACTAACTTTCTTGAACAGATGAACGTAAATAAGGATGATATAAGTGACATGATGGGTGCAGCTTTTGAAGATTTAGCTGACCTTGACGCTGGTGTATGGGTTAAAGCTTATTCTCAGGATTCATATGAAGAAGGTACTGTTGAGATATTAGATGGTACCGGTCAAGTAATAGAACAAAGGAAAGAACTCGTGTTAAAACCTTTTGGCCAGAGAAACCTATTGCAGATATTTGAAGCTGACGGTGCATCATTTCTTAAAAACCCTGACATTTATAGACGAAATAGAGGTTATTATCAGTATAGTTTCAAGCATCCACAAGGTGCGCCACGTTGGTTTGATAACGATGAAGTATGCTATTTTATGATAAATAAACGTACAGATTCAGTGTATGGGTTTTCTCCGATTCAATCAGCCGCACAGGTCATAGAGCTTATGATTGAGTCGACAAGATATAATAAAGATTTCTTTAAAAATAATGCTATTCCTGACGCAATGTTAATGGTTCAAAACGCTTCCAAGGAATCTCTTACGAAGATTAAGAACGAATGGGAGCAGAACATGAAGGGTAAGGCTCATAAGTTTGGTTTTATGAAAGCTGATGCTGCAGAGTTAATCAAGTTATCAAATAATATGCGTGACATGGAATGGATAGAAGGTCAGAAATGGTATTTCCATTTAATCTTTGGAGTGTTTGGTCTTTCTCCTGCAGAAGCCGGATTCCATGAAAACGTAAACCGTAGTACTCAGGAAGGTCAAGAACGTATAAGTATAAAGAACGCTTTACAGCCATATCTTGATTTATTCGCTAAAAAGATTAATCGTGAAATCATCCCTGAATTATTACAGGATCCTAATCCTAATATAAAATTAAAATTCTTCCCTAAGGACCCTTATGAAGAGAAGATGAGATTTGAACAAAGGGAGAGAGAAGTTAAGGCTAATATGCTCACGATAAATGAGTATAGACTTGAACAAGGTAGAGAACCCGTAGAATGGGGAGACTCTCCTGTTGTTAATAATCCTTTTAGTTCACCCCCGAATGTGCAACCCGAAGAGGATACTGCAGAAGAACCTCCGCAGCCAAAACCTGAAGAGAAGTCTATGGTGATTAAGGCTGATGTCTTAGAACCTGGTGAAGAGATGGTTGCGGAAAGTTCTTCCTATGAAACATTTTATCTTGACCAGCTTAAGATATGGGAAAATCGTGTTATACGTGGGCTTGATAAATTAGATCTGAATAAAAGTCTTGAATACAATAAAAAGACAATGGGTGAATTTTTACAGAATCTTATGAACACAGTAAATTCACAAGGATTTATACGAAATTTGAGAAGAATAATCCGACGTTCTATGAATGAAGGAATCCAGTCGGTTGAACAGGAGCTTGACTTAGATGTCGGGTTTACTTCTCAGCATGATGATAAACTTAAAAAGTTTGAAGGCCAGGAGCTTAACGGTTATCTTATAAATGGCAAAAAATGGCATGGTATTAAAGGTGCTACAAAAGAATTACAGAGTGAGATACTTAGTAAAGTAGAAGAAGGAGTATCATCTGGCAAGACTAAAAAAGAGATAACTGAGGATATAAAAGATATTTTTGGTAAAGCTGAGAATACTCAAGCTGTGCGTATAGCAAGAACAGAAAGTACAAGGTTTGTTAACGAGAGCAAGATGTTATCTTATAAAGACGTTGGCGTACAAAGGAAACAATGGGATGCAGCTCTTGATGATAGGACTTCTGATATATGTAACCGGCTCCATGGAAAAATTGTAAATATTGATGAAGATTTTATTGATCCTGAGACAAATAAAGCTTATCCGTACCCCCCCAGCCATGTTAACTGCCGATCAGTGCTAAAAGCTGTATTTAGTGATGAAGAATAGAAATTAGCTTATTATTTATATAGAAGTTTTGAAATAATAATTCTCATGGAACCTAAAACTAAGCTTTTAATGTATGCTCCTGTGCTAAAAAATAAACAGACAGGCAAGTATATGTGCATCTTATCAGATGACAGCATTGATAGGGAAAATGAAATAATCGGTAAAGATTTTCTGCTTAAGGTTGGAAACGATTTTGATTATGTCCCTGCACTAGCTAACCACGACAATAACGTGTTCATGCAAGTAGGTGAATGGGTTAATAAGAGAATTGAGAAGATAAATGGTCACAATGCTCTTGTAGCCGAACCGAAATTCTATAAAAGCAATCCAAACTCAGCGATAATAAAAGGGATGCTTGATGAAGGTGCCAAGATAGGCATTTCCATTGGAGCTATACCTAAAGATTACAAAGATACTAAGATTGATGGTAAGTCTTATAGAGAATACACTGATGGAGAACTTCTAGAGGCAAGTTTTGTAGCGATACCAGCCAATAGTCACGCAAGGGCTATGGCCGTAGCAAAGAGTTTAGGGAATATGCCAAAAACTGAACATAAAGATAAATCAAAGGAGGAAAGTACAATGGAAGACGATAAACTAGAAGAGTATAAGAAGTCCGTCGACGAGAAACTCGCCGAACTGACAAAAATGATTGAGGCGCTTACAAAATCAGAAGAACCTGAAGAGAAGCCTAAGGAAGAACCTAAGGAAGAAGATAAGGTTGAAGCTGAGAAACAAGCACCTAACCCTGAGCTTGAGAAGATGAAAACAGACATCAAAGCAAAGGACGCAGAGATAGCAAATCTCAAAGAAAAAGTCAAGGATTCCGAGACAAAGTATAAAGAGATTTACGAGAAAACTCAGAAAGAAGCACCTAAGGGAATCCCTGTGCTAAAATAAGGAGGAGATGAAAGATGGAAAGAGGATTTGATACAATGTCCTTGTCAGGCGATGAGGCACACAGCAGATTCAACAAAGTCTTTGCAGATCTTGAAGTTTCCAAGGACGAGTTCGGCGGTTCATCCAAAGAATATCTAAACCCATGGACACAGAAAGACCTGAGGCCAGAGATTAAAGAGAAAATGCTCCAGAAACAGTCAATTGACACTCAGACAGGTGGAGCAGGTACAGCTGGAACAGCTTTGATACCTGTATATGTTGACCCTGCAGTAGTTGATAGGACTGATAGAATGACACCTCTTACGGACCTTCTACCAAGGAGAGCTGTAAAAGGACTAACATACGATTACATACCACTAACAGCTAAAAACGGTGCTGCATTTGCACTTGAAGACCAGGCAATTGCTGACCAGGAAGATACTTATGACAGGGTTTCTGTCAATATGAAGTATCTTTATGCTAAGGGCAGAATAACTGGCCAGGCTAGAGCTGCAATGCAAGGTTTCATTGATCCTAACGCTCTTGACCTAAGGGTTAAGGTAAAAAGTATCAAGGAAGCTGAAGAAGATGCTATCATAAACGGCGATGCTTCAACAAACCCTGAAGAGTTTGATGGATTGATACAGCTTATCACGACAAACACGACAAACAAGTCAAGTGCGTCAGTGACTCTAGCTAATATCAGGGCTGAGCTTGCAACAACCTTCAATGCAAACGGTATGGTCACTCTTGCTGTGACAGATGCTAGTACTCTTAATTACATTAAGGGACTTCTTCTGGACATCCAGAGACAACCAGCACCACCTGCAGAGAATCTACCGTTTGGTATTCCAGGAAGCTTTGAGTTTGACGGTGTAACCTTCATAAGAGATAGGTACATGCCAACAACTTCAGGCTCACGTAGAATATTGTTCCTTGACATGAGATATGTCTTTATGGCACTCTTACAGGATGTCACATATGAGGAACTAGCACAGACAGCAGACAGTTATCCATATATGCTAAAAGAGTATCTTGCTCTCGTACTTACGTTTGAGGCATCTTGCTCACAGATATATGGAATTGCATAAGGAGGCGATGAAACATGACCGCAGTTGTAGAAACATTCAGAAAGAAAGCAGTCGTTGGCGACCTGAAGTTTATCACTATCCAGACATCTAGCGCAGCCGCTACAGGCCATACAATTGACCTGGGAAGCGATGCTACAGATGGACGTGGTGCTGAGATAAACACTATCCTAAACACTTTAGTTCAGGATGACGCAGGCGCTGACAAGACTTCAACATGGGACCCTAGTACTGGTATCATAACACTTGGTACTATTACGACAGGAATCCATAACATAACAATAATCGGCTACTAAATAGCCTTTTATTTTTTCTTTTTATTAACTATTAGGAGGTAAAACAAAATGACCGCTGTAACAGAATTAGCTGATGCTGAGATACACATTCCAGGCCTTGAGATTGTTCAGGTAAGTGCGCTTGATGGTTATACTTACACAAGCAAGAAGTTCGGAACTGTAAAAGCAGCTGTGGCTACATATAATGCAGACCTTGATACTGCTATAAACGCAACCGTAAGTGGAAACGTCGTGACACTAAACCTTGAAGGCGAGACAACAACAGCAAGGGCAGTTTCATTATTGCTATCAGGCCAGTTAGGTAACTGAAAATGAAAAAGTATTTCGGTGAAACTAAACATATCCGGATAGACAATAACAAGTCTAAACAAGATGATTACAAATGGTTCACTCTCCAGGATGGCGACGTTGTGCCTGAAGAGGTAGAATCTCTTGTACTTGGCAAAGAAGAAAAAGCTAAAGAGAAGGTTGAAGATAAACCTAAAGTAAAAAAGGGCATTCTTAACAGGATTAAGGATGTAGCTGAAGATTTGCTTGATGACGGAAAAAGGAACTATAGTAACGATCCAAACAAGAAGAGTCCAGGGCGTAAGCCTAAGAAGAAAGGAGGTAAGAAATAATGGCAGCTGTAGCAACCGCAATCATCTATGATGCCTCTAAAACTACTGCTGAAGTAAAAGCTGAGCTTGAAGCTTTAGCACCTACCACAGGAGACTTTGTAATATCTTATAAGCAAGGTTCACAAGTGATTGTAGCCAAGATTACACCTTAACGGAGGTTTTTCAGATGAAAAAATTAATTTTTTTTATTTTCCTACTCATATCAATATCCAGTGTAGCTTTTGCAATAGATTTAGATCCTAAAGGCGACATAAACGGTAAAGACCGTTATAATATTAAGAATTTCTTAGAGATAAATGCAACTAATTTTACAGGAGACGGTTCAGGTCTTACTGATGTAACTTCTACGGCAAGCCTTGATAATACTTCTGTAAACACTACTCAATTTGTAATCAAGAACGGTGCAAAGCTTAATCTTATATTAAGTTGGTTAGATTCATATATAAACTCTTTACATTATACTAAAAATGAGACTTATAACACTTCTGAGGTAGACACAAAAATCTCTGATGCAAACACTTCCATGAAAACTTACGTTGATACACAGGACGCTAAATATGTTAATAAGTCAGGTGACACTATGACAGGTGATTTATCTTTATCCGATAATAATCTTAATGATGTTTCCCAGTTAGTATTTGATATTGTGGGTTGTGATGGTACTCAAGCAGAAGGTACTATCTGTTGGAATGCTGACCAAGATACTTTAAACATCGTAAGAGGTAATGACCAAGTTATCCAAGTAGGTAAAGAAATGGGTGATGATGGTATTAACAAGGCAGGAGAAACTTTACCTGATGGTGCGGTTGTAGCTTTATCTGGAGTCACTGGCGATAACCCTGAATTTCTTAAAGCGGATTCTACAGACGTTAATAAGTCAGGCCTTATAGGTGTATTAACTGTTTCTTGTGCAGCTGACGAATTATGTCCTGTAACAGTATTCGGTTTTGTAAATAACGTAGATACTTCTGCATGGACAACAGGGGATAAGCTTTATATTGATGAAAGTTCTCCAGGAAGCCTTACAAATGTTAAGCCTACATTACCTAACAATCCTGTATGGGTAGCAACAGCTATAAGAATACACGTTAATACCGGTTCAGTATTTGTCTCGCCTACAATAGACCCTTCAGACGGTTTTTTGATAAAAGATATTTATGCAGAAAACACTATAACCTCAGTAAATAATGTAATTACCCTAGGTCAATTTGATGGTGATATGAACTGGACAAATCTACAGAATTATCCTGCAGCGTGTACGGGAAGTGGCAGTACTCAAACTTATGTAACTGCAAACGGTGATGCTAATACTTGTACAAGCATAAGTAATCTTGACACTACAAATATCCAAGATATTTATGTTCTTAACTCTGGCGATGTTATAGACGAACTAAATGTAACAAATGATTTAAACGTATCAGGGACTATAGCCGGTGACGGTAAATATCTTACTAATCTGAATTATACTCAGGTTGAAATGAACCAGGATTTTGAGCTTGTTGACTGGTTCAATACTATCCAGGGTGCAGGAAGAATATCTGGTGGTGAAATTACTGATATAGGCACAGCAGAAGTTAATGTGGCATTCGGTAGAGGTCTTATTCACGAAGAAAGCAGTGCTCCTGGTGATGGTGAAGAATGTTTAGCCGGTTCTTGTCCTGCAATAAGTAACATTTCTTATGTAACCTGGGAAAATACTAACGTAAGTCTTACAGATAATGCTTACAATTATATTTATTATGATGGAAGTTCAGGCACAATGGTGGCTACCACGAACTTTTATTCTATAGATTATACCCAAGATTTCACCGTAGGAAGAGTATACTCTGATAACGGCGACCTTACTATCAGGTTATGCGGAACTAATCTATGGAATTTTAACAGACGTGTTCAGTTATTTGGTGAAGAACGATTCCCTGTAGAAAGAGCCACAGGTTTAGCTATCGGGAGTGATGGTTTGAATATAAGTGTTTCAGCTGGAGTATTATGGGCAGAATTAGTAAACAGGTTTACGACTGACGCTTTTGATTCATCATTAGACTCAGATAATTTTACGTACTGGTATCAAGACGGGTTAGGCGGATTTACAAGATATAATGAAACCAGCCAGATAAATAATACACATTATGATGATGGTTCAGGAACGCTTGCAGAATTGACAGCGAACAGATACGGTGTACATTGGGTTTATATTGTACATGATTCTACCATGCACGTAGTATTTGGAAGAGGGGATTATACTTCTACCCAGGCAAATAATGCAAACCCATTAGCAGACATTCCTGGTCTTATAAGTTCATACGCATCTTTAGTGGGTAAGATAATCGTACAGAAAGATGCAACAAACTTCAGTAGCGTAGAAAGTCCTTTCACACAGACATTTACAACATCTTTAGTCCAGAATCATAATGACCTTGCTAATAAACAAGGTGGCCAAGCAGGAGAATATTATCATCTTACTGCGTCTGTTGAATCTGAAGTCTCAGACTGGTCAGCTTCAGGCATACCCGCAGGAGAAATAAATACTACTATAAATTCTACTCAGATAGAAGATGTTTATTTAAGGAATGATGGCGATTCTGGTGTAGGCACCTATAGTTTCTCCGGAGGAAGATTCCTTATAAGTCCAAGTACAAACTTTACGGTAGACTCTGGTACATCCATCTTTGATTCTCCTGTATATTTCAGGAATGATGTCTTTGTAACCGATGTTGGCCAGCTTAATGTTACTGGAAGCGTAGCTGTAGCAGATATATCTGGGACATTCCAAGCATATCTTAACGTAAGCTCAACCGCAGGCCTTCTTGATTTAAAAAGCGCAGGTTCTACGGTTATATCAGCTGATGCTTCAACAGGAGACGTAAGCGCTACAACATTTACTCAAAATGGTCAGAGTGTGCTTGATATAGCAGATACAGCCGGTGGCGACCTTTCAGGAGTGTTTTCTAACCTCCAAATAGGCGCAGGGACGGTAGGTAATACTGAGCTAGGTGTAAATTACTTTTTAACCGTAGGAAGCGACAGTGGAAGTTTCTCGGCGGCTAGCAAGGGTGACACAGTCAATATAGTGGGTGCAGGTATTTCTAGCACAGCTATAACTGGTGATACTCTCACGATAACTAGCACAGAAGTAGACGGAAGCACTACAAACGAGCTTCAAACTATATCTTATGATACTGGAACTGATGTAATCTCTTTAACAGATGGCGGATCTATAGATATATCTGAGGTTAATACTGATACCCAGCTTACAGAAGAACAGGTTGAAGATTACGTAGGTGGAATGGTAACAGGTAACACTGAAACGCTTATCGCCGTTACATACGAGGATGCTGACGGGACTTTAGATTTCGTGGTAAATAATGATTTGTCAGCATATTCTAACGCTGTAAGCGGTTTTATTACCGATTATACAGTAACCTCAGCAGATTTAGGTGCTGCATCAGCCAATATAGCTGCAGACGGAACCATTGAATGGGAAGATGCAAACGACCTTGATGCTAACGGTGACGTCATAGACGATTCACATAATCATGTGTATAGTAATATTGATGCTACAACTTCAAGTAACTGGGCATCAAGGATAACTGATGAAACAGGCACAGGTAATATTGTCTATTCTACAGCACCTGCAATAACTGATGATTTTACTCTAACAATGGATGCTGAAGCAGGGACTGATGATACTTGTGTAGGTATAATAAAAACGATGACAGCAGGTGATACTTTGGCTGTCGGTGAGATTGTCTATATAAGCACTGTAGACGGAAGGCTTGAGAAGACTGATGCTGATACTGAAGCAGCATCAACTGGTCTTGTAGGTGCTGTATGTGGTGGAACTTGCACAGATGGTAATACTTGTAACGTGTTACTTTATGGTACAATAAGAGATGATTCAACGTATAGTTTTACTAAAGGCGATACTTTGTTTTTATCAGCTACAGCAGGTGATATTACAGGAACAGCACCTTCAACCACAGGACAATATGTAAGGGTGGCAGGTTACGCTGTAACTGATGATGAAGTAATGATACAGCCTACAGGATGGGC